AAACGACAGATGAATAATCTTCATCCTGAGTTTTTAAATGGCAACGGATCATATGTAAATGAAGAACTCTTAGCAGTTAAATTTATGGATCCTGATGACATACTTGACGAAGATGACGAAATCTGATATAATACTAAAAATGTGACTTGAAATGGCAAAAAAATTACCTAACGATGCCTTATTATCAGAGATTTTGCAAAAAGTCTCTTCTGCTAAAACTAAAAAGGAAAAAGTAGATCTCTTACAAGAGTATAATAATAACGGACTTCGTGCTGTATTAATCATCAATTTTGATGAATCACTAAAATTCCTTCTACCAGAAGGGGAAGTACCATTTGATGCTAATGATGCACCTGCAGGTACAGATCATACTCGTTTAGATCATGAATATCGTGGACTATACAGGTTCTTCAAAGGTGGAGATAGTTCCATCAAAGGTATGAGACGTGAACAAATGTTTGTTCAGTTATTAGAGGGACTTCATAAAGATGAAGCAAATCTACTCGTAGCTGCATGTAATAAGGATCTACAATCAAAGTATAGAATCACAAAACAGGCAGTATCTGAAGCATTCCCTTCAATTGAATGGGGTAATAGAGGATGATCTGGGAAAGTAATGATGAGGTCGCCCAATTAAAAGACAAATATTCTTTAGTCGTCCTCAATGTTGCTTGCACTTTAGAGGAAGCAAAAAACAAGAAGTTACCTACTAATTCATACTTGGTTCAGTATCTTGATATGAAAAAAGGTTCTGAACATTATGAAGATCATTATGACATCGTAATGGGAACTAAGGTAAATATTTTTGATTGTTACTATGACAAAATCGGAAAAAGACTTAAATCAATCGGATATACAGGAGGATCAGTCAATCCCAATCAATTCGATACCAAATCATATCTCAAAAAAAGCAACTGATCTCTTCGCTAAGAAAAGGTCAGACTTTAACTTTGAATCTAAAACTACAGATCTAGACGATCTTGCCGACGAACTATTTGATGCCTTATATGATCATACAAATAAATAATGAAACAGACCTATTGACTCACATAAGAGAATACGAACGCATTGCCAATGGGCAAAATCGGGAAACCGAGTGTATGCGTTCCTTTTTGCTCTTTTGGAATCAGTATCCAGTTGGGTCACAGGCAGTAATAAACGAGTGGATAGGATTTAGAACCCACCATGAAAGACAAAAAAGCAGCAAAAAAATTAATAAAACGAGCTAAAGAACACCCTGATTGGTATACCAAGCAAGAAGCATGGTATGCTAAAATGATTAAAAATGAAAGTAAAATTAGTAACAGTAACACCAGACGCAGAAAAGACTATGGGTTACGTGGCGAGAGTGAGCAATCCAAAGAATCAAAACAATCCAACCGTGGATGGTTTATTGGGTTATTGCATAAAGCACGGTCACTGGTCGGTCTTTGAACAAGCACATATGACACTTGAGATCGAGACTACTAGAGGTCTTGCTGCTCAGATACTACGACATCGTAGTTTTACATTTCAAGAGTTTAGTCAAAGATATGCTGACACTAATTTGTTAGCAGAAGAGATCCCTGTACCTGATCTTAGACATCAGGACACAAAGAATAGACAAAATAGTACAGATGACGTACCGAAGAACAAGAAGGAAGACCTCCAATACAAAATTGCTCTCCATTTTGTTGAAGCGATGGATTTATACAACGAACTCCTCGCTTCGGGTATTGCGAAGGAATGTGCGAGATTTGTTCTCCCGTTAGCAACACCTACGAGATTGTACATGACAGGAAGTGTTCGGTCATGGATCCACTATATAGAGTTAAGAAGTGCCCACGGAACTCAAAAAGAACACATGGATTTAGTGCATGAGGTACGTCAAATCTTCAAACAACAGTTTCCTATCTGTAGTAAAGCAATGAATTGGGAGTATAGATAATGCCACTGTATTCAGTTAAAAATTACAAAACAGGTGAGGAGCAAGACCTCAATATGACCATTTCTCAATATGAGGAGTGGAGGACTGCCAATCCCGAATGGGAGAAGAATTGGCAAGCAGGTGTAGCATCTGCTGTGTCAGAGGTAGGTGACTATCAGAACAAACTTCCTCAGGGGTTCAAGGATCGCTTGAACAACGTGAAGAAGCATCACCCTTACGCTAAATTCGACAAACTCTAGTATGCCCGTAAAGAGCAAGAAACAGCCAACGTTGGCTAACTTATCCACCAGACAGATGAGACGCAAACCTATCGGAACTGAACATCTATTAGACATCAAACCTCTTACTGAATCACAACAGAGGGTGTTTGATGCATGGGAGAAATCTAAAAACTTATTCCTATTTGGATGTGCTGGTACTGGTAAGTCATTTATTACCATATATCTGGCACTTCGTGATATACTAGACGAGAAAACACCTTATGATAAGTTGTATATCGTCAGATCGTTAGTACCAACGAGAGAGATTGGTTTCCTACCAGGCGACCATGAGGATAAAGCAAACCTTTATCAGATACCATACAAGAACATGGTTAGGTTCATGTTCGAGATGCCTGATGACCCATCATTTGAAATGCTCTATGCTAATCTTAAAGCACAGGACACAATATCATTCTGGTCTACGAGTTTCATTCGTGGAACTACCATAGATAACAGTATAGTCTTAGTGGATGAATCAGAGAACTTAAACTTCCACGAACTAGACTCCATCATTACACGTCTAGGAGTTAATAGTAAGATTGTATTTGCAGGTGACGCTGCACAAACTGACTTGACAAAAGCCCATGAGAAAACTGGTATCATGGACTTTAAAAAGATTATTGATGACATGGAAGAATTCGAGGGTATCGAATTTGGAATTGATGACATCGTTAGATCTGGTCTAGTCAAATCGTATTTGATTAGTAAGATGAACCTTGGACTTTAAGCACTTAAATTTACATAACTTTCCAGAGTTAAAAGCAACAACAACTAAACAGGGTAGGAGGTATCAGGTTGAGGATACTTTCTACCCTTCTGTCACAACTGTGATCGGACATTCTAAAAAGAAGTCTATCATGGAATGGAGAAATAGAGTTGGTGAGGAAGAAGCAAATAAGGTAACAAAACGTGCAACAACACGTGGTAATAAGTGCCACAAACTTGCGGAGTTGTACCTCAAAAATGAAGATATTAGTAGGTATAAAGACGACCCACTATCCATGGGGTTATTTTACCAGATCAAACCCCACCTAGATAGTATTAACAACATACATGCCCTTGAAGCACCCCTTTCCAGTAAGGTGTTAAAGTTAGCAGGTCGAGTGGATTGTATTGCTGAGTATAAAGGAGAACTTGCGATAATAGATTTCAAAACATCAACTAAGACGAAACGTGAAGAGTGGATACACGACTACTTTGCACAAGAGACAGCTTATGCTATAATGTTTCAAGAGCTAACTGGTCTTATGGTCAAGAAGCTCGTAACCATTATCGCCTGCGAAACAGGCGAACCTCAATTATTTGAAATTTATGACAAGTTTAAGTATGCTCGCAAACTTAAAGGATACATTGATGCCTACCGAGAAGCATATGGCGAGTGGTAAGATAGATGAAGTCTTTGAAGAAAATTTTATGACTGCTGCGAAGTTCTCAGTAGAAATAGAAAAGATAGTTAAAGATAGTAATCTCAATTATATCGAAGCTGTAGTACAGTTTTGCGAAGACAAGAATATAGAATTGGATGGAGTTAATAAACTTATCTCCAAACCATTAAAAGAGAAATTAAAATACGAGGCACAACGTCTCAACTTTATGAAGAGGACTTCAAGAGGTTTACTTAAACTATGAAGACTATTCAATTTCCCAACTTAGGGATCATTGAAAAGAAGTTAAGTAAAGATGAAATAGATTACCTTTGGAAGTGTATTGATGATAAAGGTAATGAATATAAGTCTGCACTTGTTGGACACATAGAAAATAGTTACGAACTAGGTGGTGCTGATCATTTCTACGAAACAACCGTAGCATCAATGATCAATGAGTATCAGACAAAGTTTAATAATCTTGGAGAGAAGATCCCTACCACATCTGGACATCCTTATGTCATGTCACAGTGGTGGGTAAACTATCAGAGAGAAACAGAATTTAATCCTATACACAACCACAATGGTGTGTACAGTTTTGTTATCTGGATGAAGATCCCTACGAATTATGCAGTGCAGAGAGATTATATGTTCAATGACAATGCTGTATCTAACTTCGAGTTTCAGTACATTAACATTCTAGGGGACATGGAATCGTTTACTTATTATATGAGTGGACATATGGAAGGAACTATGGTATTATTTCCTAGTAAGTTAAAACACCAAGTGTATCCTTTTTATAATTGTAAGGAGCAGAGGGTTAGTATAGCAGGTAACATTCATTTGAAGACATGACAGGATTTGAAGTATATAAGATGTATCTCGCTCTGAAACTTCATTTTACTTCCAATACCTATGACTATTTTCAATATGGTGGAAATGCTAAGGCATCACAGGTTTCTTTTGACCAAAGAAAAGATAAGTTCTTTTTTGTCAAACTCTCAAGGAAGTTCAAGGACTTCGAGTTACGCGAATTTTTTGTCTCTAATTTAATCGCAGAGGACAAGGTATATCCTGCAACTCTGGTTAGAGAAGGTGCTAAGAATTATTCTGAGTATACCAAACGCAAACAGGCTCTGAGTTATCACTTCAAGGAGGATGTGGCAACACTGCATGAGATGTGTAATAGGTTCGATGATCTATTCAAAGTTACATCAGTACACCCACCCTTGCTAAAAGCACATTTAGGTGGTAGAATATGTTTGGAGACACTTACCATATTCAATAAGATCTTCCAGTTCATCCCTCAGTTTGATAAACAAATCAAAGAGGAGATAGTCTGGACACCCTTAAAGAATAGGGTAGTGAAATACGACCCATTCCTAACAGTGGATATGGGTAAATATAAGAAAATAGTAAAAGCACAGTACTTATGAGTAAATTCTTCAGATCTGAAATTGTCCAGAAAGAACTCGAAAAGATGCAAGAACTGTATCTTGAGATCAATCGCATGGGACTTGTATTAAGTGTGGACGAGAAACGTGATCAACTTCAGAAGATGTTGGAACTCATAAATGTACAGCAGACTATGTACATGCGTGTTACATTATCTGAGGATCCTGACGCAAAACAGTTAGTTCAGCAAGTCAAACAGGCAGCAACCATGCTAGGTATGCCACCTGCTGACATAGGACCTCAATTTTATGACACATTGAAAGAAAATGTACGCAAAATGATAGACCAGTTACCTAAATAATTCCATGCCTTTATTAATCATCATCGGTGGATCCTCAGCAATCGGAGTTGCGATTGCACTTTACATACTTCGTAAATATAATCCACATAACTGATGAAATTAACGCAAGAAGTAATCGACCAAATACAGGAAGCGATGAACCATACTAAGAAGAATGGAGACATCAACTGGGTCGATGGAGACGACATAGATGTCTGTCTCGCAGGAACATTTGCTGCTGACAGGTTCATAGTTATTCATAACAGAACCAAAAGTAGCACGTCAAAACACAATTTTATCAAATGAGATTAGCCGTACTCTGCTCTGGAAATGGATCAAATTTCGAGAACATAGTGCGAACGTGCAGAAGTGACGAAGTTGTGTTGATGATCCATAACAAAAAGAAGTGTGGAGCAGCAAAGAGAGCAGATAAGTTTGGAATACCTCATTCTTATATTGAGTCGACTGACGAAATCAACATGATCAGACTTATTCAAGCATGGAATGTAGACCTGATAGTATTAGCAGGTTGGATGCGAATCGTTACAAAAGATTTTATTGACGCATTTCGTGGTAGAATAATTAATGTACACCCTTCACTTTTACCTAAGTATAAGGGGTTACATGCAATAGAACAGGCAATGGACGCAGGTGAAACTGAGACTGGTGCTACTGTTCATTACGTAAACGAGGAACTCGATGGTGGTGAGATCATCATCCAGTCCAAAGTACCTATATTACACAATGACGATATCAAATCACTCACGAAAGCCATACAGAGACGTGAGTACGCAATCCTACCAGAGGCTATTAAACATGTTAAGCACAAACTACAGAAACAAGATAGTGGATATCTGTTGCAGGATGATATCTACCGATGGGACGGTAGAATTAAAAGAAAGGATTTGGATGAACAAACTATGTCAACACAATAAATCTGCGAATGCCCTAGCGGGTGCTTTATTATGTCCTGATTATATACCACATGACTATGAAAAATAACCTCTGGAAGAATTACAGAGACGTATTATGGGAAACCTTTCCCGACTTTCAAAGACAACCCATCTGGGCAGACTGGACAGGCAAAAAAGGAACAAGACTTACAGCACAGGTATACACACATGAGCACTTTATCAAAGCGAGGGAAGTTGACATCTGGGATGATACTACTTCTGTCTACAATAACATTCTTTACCCTAAAACTGGGAGTAATCTTCCCTGTTTTGGTATGGATCTTATGGGATTTAACGAGAATCGGGTAATCATTGTATTCGACTTTCAACATCCAGTAGAGAATTATCTGTATGAGGTAGACAGTCTACCCAAGGCAGAGAAAGAGTATCGGTTCTTTGAGATGGGTAATCATTTCTCCAAGAACATCTACGTTAGATACTGTAAAGCATCAGAGGTGGATGACTACCTACCGATGTTCAAGACTTATTTGTTGTGGTATAAACATATAATAGAAGAAGCACAACCATCTGGGTTCGATGCACACGAGACATATAGAGATTTTGACGCATATATGACACGTTTAGACCCTGTTGGAGGGTATTTGTCAGGAAAGTTTGGCAAAGAACAGGCAGAGGGGCTTGTCAATGGGTTCCTTTTCTGCTATAATAAATAGTGTGTTGGGCGACGGTTCAACACAGGGAGTGACTGAATAAACTTACTGGCAAACGCTAGTTAAGGTGATGAGACACAGGTGGTGCTGCACCGAGAGGTGAATCGACTTACCAGTCGGGTCTCAGGCAAAGAACGTATTTTACACTGTAGTAATGCCCGTTCTTTTGTCGGTACACAGTAATCCGACCTCCCACCCTTTTTTAAGGGACAATACACATAGTACACATAATACGGAGAATACGTATGTCTTTTGCTTCACTTAAGAAGTCTTCTTTCCAAGACTTACTCGCTAAAGCAGACAACCTTAACAAATCTGAGGCTAAGTCTGGACCTGACGAGAGATTATGGAAACCAGAAGTAGACAAAGCAGGTAATGGTTACGCAGTAATCAGATTTTTACCAGCACCCAATGGGGAAGACCTCCCATGGGCACAAGTATGGACACATGCCTTCCAAGGACCAGGTGGTTGGTATATTGAAAATAGTCTAACGACTTTAGGCAAAAAGGATCCTGTTTCTGACTTGAACAGGGAACTCTGGAATTCTGGTGGCGAAGGTTCTCCACAGAGATCACAAGCACGTAACCAGAAACGTAAGTTAAACTATTACAGCAACATATATGTTGTCAAGGATAGTGCAAACCCTTCTAATGAAGGCAAAGTGTTCCTTTACCGTTATGGTAAGAAGATCTTTGATAAGGTCATGGAATCAATGCAACCCGCATTTGAGGATGAAACACCAGTAAACCCATTCGATCTATGGAAGGGTGCTGACTTCAAACTTAAGATCACCAAGGTTGCAGGTTTCTGGAACTACGACAAATCTGAGTTTGATGCTCCTTCTGTACTCGGAGACCTTGATGATAAGGAACTTGAAGGTATTTGGAAGCAAGAACACAGTCTCGCTGCATTTACTGCTGATGATCAGTTCAAGTCTTATGACGAACTTAAGGAACGTTTGGAGAGAACTCTCAAAGGTAATTACTCTGCTAAAGTAGAGGAAGAACAGTTTGAGGAGGAACTAACTCCAGAACCTTTAAACGTTAAAGACGGTGTAGTTCAAGGTGGTAATCACAGAACTACTGCTGTTAAATCTACGGAAGATGACACACTATCTTACTTCGCTAAACTAGCACAAGAAGATTAGTTACATATAAACTAAAAGACCCCTTAGGGGGTCTTTTTTTGTGGGTATAATTTTGCTATCCTTTCTTTTCTTTCTTTCTCTTTATCTTTTTTCGGGTCAAACCAATTCACTGGCCACCTATTAATTTTAAGTGCAGCGTCAAATAATTTTTTCTTGGGCAATTTTAGTTTCACATCTTTATCTCAAACGCACTATTTGCTACGCTCACTGCACCACCTTGATTAACTCTTCGATAATATGTCTCTACAAATGATTCAATCACATTAGGACGTATTATTTGTATTTTTTCTTTTTCAGAATTTATTTGCTCTTCATATTGATAGTTTGTTATTGATACTGTTGGATTTGCAGTAACAGTGGTAGAACCATTGTAATAACTTATAGAATAATTTTGAGGTACAACTTTACCCGCAGGTACAATTATATTTTTTCCCTGTTTAACCTCTGTAGTTACATAGTGTTTAGTTGCCTGTGGGTTATCATACTTAGCACTTACATACTCTGCTAATTGTTTTGATGATCGTGGCCACTGCTCATAATAATTTACAATATCATTTGCAACGAAGATAGTCCATGCATAAAATGGAGTGTCATATACTTGATAAGATATATGTTCTGGTTTTTCACCATTGTTTACTATAAACTCATCAAAAATTGTAATTGAATTTTTATATTCTTTTAGAATCTCTGACCTTCTCCAGATATTTTTAGCTGCTAAAAGTTTAGGATCAACAGGTGACTGCTGAACATTGTAATATAAATCTGGAAGTCTTTTGAATAACATGATTAATAATTTGGGTTGTCCATAAAGTCTGATCTGGTTAGTGCAGTTAATTCATTAAATCTAAGAGTTAGAGTAATAAGAGGTATTGTTCCATCAAATACTGTTGCAAATTGCCCCATTGGTGCAGTATTGACTCTTATTTGTGTCAATGCACATAGTTTTGTTTGTGGCATCATTGGATGTGGTACATCTGTACCCCCTTCTACCATATTACCGTCTTGTTTGCCAGGTGTAAATCTAGGTTCAAGTTTCCATACATCTGGAAAACCTAGTAATACTCCAGTTCCGCTTCCTAAAGGATCTTTTGATACTGGGTGCATTCCCTCTTTAAACCATTGTAGAATTTTCTGTATCTCTTTTGATTCATCTGCATTTCTTGATGCAAATTCAAAAGTCAAATCAAATTGCCTAAAATCCATTTTCTTAAAGAATTGAATAGCATTTTCATTTGGTGCTAAACCAGCCATACCAGCAATGTTAGTTGGATCTGTTATGTTACTATTAACTCCAAAGAAATCACCTGCTTTCATTACACCATTTTTTGCACCATCAGCAATTCCTGCAATATCACCCAAACCTAAACCACCATCTTTATTCTCTTTACTTAAAAACCCTGCTATGCCACTCGAAAGCATTCCAATAGTAGCACCACCTGTCAATATTGCAGCTGCTCTTTGTGGATCATCAGCAGCTAATGCCATAGTACCTAACTTGAATGTATTATTCCAGTTTGCACTATAATCATATTGGAACTCATTTGGCATTGCTAAGTTACAAAAAGCTTTTTTATAACCTGAATCGTGAAATTTACTTACCTCATTTTTCTTATCCATTAACTCTCTTAGTGTAGTTTCGCTATGTCCAGCTCCCCATCCATTATCTACATCAAATTTCATATCTAGGAGTGCAGATTCCTTCAGCTGCATATCTTTATGAATGACTTTATTATTTTCCATTTGCGTACGATAGTTGTCAATAATTTCTCTATCCGTCTCAAAGTTAAGAAGAGATCTACCACTAGTTTTATCCCCATATATCCATTGTGCTCCATCGACTAACTTCTCATTAATATTTTTTAATAGTCCACTATTTTGTATGGAACCAATAGCATCATTTTGATTTGCACCAACATCTGACATCCCTTTATCATAGGAATATTTGTGGATTTTCATAAAAGAAGCATAAGGAATCGAAGCTAAATTGAAAGGATAGCTATGATTATTTGGTTCTTCTTTTCTTTTTCTGGCTTCTGATACCTTGTTAACGGTGCTCATTTATACTTACGATGAAATTTATCAAGTGGAAGTTGACTTAATAGTTGTATATCTTGTTCTCCAACTTCAAAGAAAATACTGTCTGCATTCTTTGGAATGTAATAATGTAGAGATGAGTTGGGGTACTTATCAGTATTTATAGCGGATAGTCTAGCTTTTCCACTAAGGTAATGTAGATTCGCTCCAAGGTATATATCATTCTTCCTTTCAAGTAGTTTTATTAGTGGAAACTCATCCCATTCTCCCAACTGATCTTTAAATTTAGGATCATATTCAAAGTAATACCACTTATTAATTTCGGGTGTCTCTGTTGCATCGTCAAGCAACATTTCCATGACGGTGTTTCTTAATTTGGGTCTAGATATACTTCTACCTTTTAATTCTTTGATCCATGTATCAAACTTTGAGTTCTCGTTCTGTGATGATTTTGAATTTCCAGAGTCTGTCTCTACAGAACTCTTCTGCTGCATCCCATTTTGCTCTGTTGGTGGCATAGGTCATAACCTCCGAGATATACTTTTTGGTGTGTCGTTTTTGAGGTTTGGGTTCATCGACCTGTTTTTTAGGTTTAACCTCAACTAAGTATGCTTGTATTTTCCCGTTTGCTTCTCTTACTTTCATGTAAAAATCAGGAAAGTATCTTCTCCATTTCTTTTGTACGGGGTCTTTATATGGAATAATATGCTCTTCACTTGACCATTCAATGACATTTTTATTGGAATCACAGTAGTCCATAAACTTTTTTTCCCATAATGAACGGTATATTACGCCCGTAGGGTCACCTTTATACTTGCGATAGTTTCTTACTCTGTATTTTCCCTTATATGCCATACTAAATAAATATATCACTCATAATGAGTATTTATGGCACAAAGCAAACAAATAAACAAAGAAAAGTTTGGAATATCATCATACATGGCAAAGATACTTGATAAAGGTATCTCTACTTCTAATCTGTATGAATTTGAAATTCTTGCATCTACAGAGATGAGAAGGTTTATGGAAGCGAATGCCCAAACTGCTGGTGGTGGCGAGTTATTTCCAAAGTTTACTGGGGATAAAGTAGGACAAGCTCAACAAAGGATGAATTTATTGTGCCAAGATATTCAAATTCCTGGTAGTACCTTTAATAGTGTAGATGTTAAAATGCCCAAAAAAGGGTTGACTCAGAAGATGGCATCTGCTAAAATGTACAATGAACTTGATGTGTCTTTTATATGTGATCTAGGTTCTACACCTATAGCATTTTTTAAAATGTGGCAAGATATGACCATAGGTATTCAACCAAGTCAAGCTTCCCCAGAACCAATATATAGTAAGGATAGTAGATATACTACTCTTCCTCATATGGCTTATGCACAGAGATATTATGATGATTATACTGCTGATGTTGTCATAAACAAACTTGAAAAATATGGAGTTAGTAAACCTGTCAAAGGCATAGCCCAGAATTCTGGGAATGTAATAGAGAGATCAAGTTCTACTCCAAGGGAAGATTATCATGTTCCATTTAAAGTGAGACTTGTTAACGCATATCCCTATTCTTTTTCAACCGTCGCATACTCAGCTGGTCCAGCACAAGCTGTAAAATGCACAGTTGCATTCTACTATGAGTATCAGAACTTTATGTTTAATTAATTATGCCATTACCTGAAATTGTTACACCAACGCATGAGTTGGTGGTGCCTTCTACAAAAAAGAAAGTTAAATATCGTCCCTTCCTCGTTAAAGAACAGAAGATATTGATCATTGCAATGGAATCTAATGATGAGGCTCAGATTCTAGAGGCTATCAAAAATATTTTAAAAAATTGTATTATCAGCAGACTGAAGGTAGATGACCTTGCTTTATTTGATATTGAGTATCTTTTCTTACAGATACGTGCTAGATCAATTAGTGAAGAATTAAAGTTATCAGTTACTTGTCCTGATGATGGAGTAACCAAGGTTGATGTTTCTTTTCTGGCAAATGAGGTCGAAGTTGATTTTCCAGAAGGTCATAGTAATATAATCAAATTAGGTGACGATATAACTTTAGAGATGAAGTATCCTAACCTAGACTACTTTTCCGCAGTAAATTTTTCTGAAGGGGACATTGATCCATATGATTTAGTTGCTAAATGCCTTAAAAGAGTATATGTTGGGGAAGAAGATTCTGGCACGTTTACATTTAAGGAAGCAAGAAATTGGGTTGATACGTTGACTGCAGCACAGTTTGATAAAATTCAAGAATTTTTCAATACTATGCCTTCTCTAAAACATACTTTAGATGTAAGAAATCCCAAAACCAAGGTTGAAAATAAAGTTGTTATTGAAGGGTTAGTAAGTTTTTTCGGATAGCCCTCTTTGATGAGGGCTTAATGGCTTTCTATCAGACGAATTTTTCTCTGGTTCAACACCATAAATATAGCTTGAGCGATATTATGAATATGATTCCTTGGGAAAGAGATGTGTATGTTAATTTATTAGCAGCCCATCTACAAAAGGAAAGAGAACGAATAGATGAGGAACGTCGAAAACGTAAGTAATGGCTGAAGAACTAACCATTGACACTAGTAAACTAACCAAAACTGCAATTAAGTTTAGGGCAGGAATGACTGCGTTGCTTGATACTGAATACGAGTATATTCAATATCTAAGGAACAGGGGTGGTGTTATGGGTGTTGGTTCTGGTGCTTTGGGCAATAGAAACCTTTTACAATTAGATTACGCAAAGAAATGGCATCATGGTAACTTTGGAGGAGTGGGTTTTAAACCATTTCGTCGTAGAATTAAACCAAACAGAAGCGGATTTCCATTAGATAAAGCAAATCAATTTAATCGGCTTCGTCTGCAACGAAAGATGTGGAAAC